AATTCTTTTGATCGTTTTGTTAAAGCCTTATTAATAGCCTCTACGATCATTTTTGCGTTTACTCTTTTCGCATAAGCATCGCACTTAAGAAAGTTACAACGTAAAGCGTAAGCATGTGTCTCCTTTTTACGGGATACATAGCCCAAGCGGTTATTACACCTGGAACAAATAACTAAACCGGTAAGAAGTTTTGGCTGCACTTTTGCACTTGCTCCCCATGCTTTTGTATTAAACTCCATAGTCCTTTTGATTACGAACCAGTCTTCATGCCTAATTAGAGGTTCATGCTGATCCCAGATTACTTTTTTGTACTGGAAATTATTTATTTTGTCGAAACCAATACCTCCTCTCAATACAGGGTTATAGATCCATTTCTTAACACTAGATACTCTAGCTAGCGGAAAATCACCAAATTCCTTGAGTGTTCTATGACACCTATATCCGTTTTCTTTTAAAGCTTCTAAGAACTTTCTTGCCTTTTCCCCCTCGATTGGATGAATTTCTAGACGATACTTATCTCCATATCTAACTCTGTGATAACCCCAAGGAATTTTACTTCGTGGTATCTTCCCATCTTTCCATCTCTGGTCGAGAGCTTTTTTAACTCTCATGCTCAACATCTTGCTTTCCATCTCCGCAAGACTGGTTGAGATTCGAGACATTAAGAAACCGGTTGGTGATTGAGTATCTACAACTCCTGTATCAATTGTTCTAATTACGACGCTCTTTTTTGACGCTAAAACTAGAGCAGCATCGACAAAAGCCGCGTCTCTTCCAAGTCGATCAAACCTAGTAACAACGATTTCTTTAATTGCTCTTTTATCAATTAGTTGAAGTAAGTCATTAAAAGCCTGTCTGTCATTACTTCGGCCACTTTCAACATCAGTAAATATCTTTTGAACACCCGCACTTTTTAATCTGCTTTTCTGGGTTTCTAGCGCAGAGATCTGTTCCCCCGCAGACGTGCTGACTCTCGCATAACCGACTATTTGGGGCAAAACTGTATTTGACATTAAAAGAGCTTATAGCAATAATACTTACGTATATGAATCTATTTTCCTAGTCGCTTTCAGTCAAACTAATCCTATGACGGGTTAACTAGAAGGCGACAGGAAAAGTTCGATACATACGTATGTATTAAAACCTTATCGTATTAATCCAATGACCGCATCCTTACGAACCAAATGGCAAGAAAAACTTCTCGAAGCCATTTCTGATCTTGAATTTCTTAAGGAGGATCTACATAAAACTTCAGATATAAATAACAAGTTTATGGACTCTGAAGATATGATACAAGTAGAAAAAATTGCTGAGGGCATAAAAGACTATAGATCGTTAATCGGCATACTTTTGTATAATCATGGACTCGGAAAAGAAGACTAAAAGTGAAGACGAGAAGTTTAAGGAGAAAGTCAAAGATATTTTCCTTCAATTAACTGAAGAGCATGATCGTCATAAACAGCAGCTCCATCGCAAGACCACCGACGAAACCGAGGAAGACCAACCTATTTAGCTTTTGCTAGAGTATTTAAGTACTTACTCAACTAGGGAATGGATGACTACCAAGAAGTACCCCAAGAAGAAAAAGAAAAAGACGAACAAGAAAAACCGTCTCTGTTAGCAAACCTCTTTTGCAGCATAATCTTGGTTTGGTGTTTAGGGGTCATATCATATTCATACCTCTCAACTAACACAACCCGAGTCATAGACACGACTTTTGCGGCGGGTCTCCTCAGCCAAGTCCTTTCAAGCGTAACCAACATTAAGACTAAAAAACCGGGTAATGGTAAGACCCGAGACAACACCAAATCTCGTAAAGATCCTATAACTGGTAGAAATATCGGACCCGACGGCAAACTTCAATGAAACACCTACTACTCTTTCCACTGGTATTTATCCTTTCCCCTGCGAGAGCCGACATTACTCACACCATGCAGTCAGTTGTTTCGGTGAGTACGCTTGGTGCATCGACAACCAGTAATCGAGTTGGAACGACAGTAAGTTTGCAAGGATCAAATGTTACACCAACAGCTAATTCTGTAGCTAATGCAATAGGTAGTTTAGATTTGTCTGATGCAGCGATAACAGACGGTATCCCAACCATAGACTATGACACGAGTTTCGCCGTTACTACAGCAGGGGATTCATGGTCTGTGCAAGAAACTTATCTAGAGGGTGACGCTCAGCCAGCTCTACTTTCAGGGACAGTCACTGATGGTGTGATCACGGCACTTCCAATTTTCTCTGATGTCACAGCTATTTCCGGCGGAGACCCCGGATCTGTCACCATGAGTCTTGCATCAGATCAAGCAATGTCAGTATCTCTCAGCGACATGGGTGCGGGTACAACTGCGACGATGCAAAGCTCAATAACACTCGAAATCGACTGATGCCTTTACCTATACTCATCGGTCTCCTCGTTATAGTCCTTTATTTAATTGCTAGCTTTTTAATGTATAAGCATTACATCGATATACACAGATGACGAAATGGTTATTCCTACTAGTTTTTATCTCACCTGTCAAAGCTGGAAGTATTACTCCCCGCTTCACGACAGGCCAGATGGAAAGTTCGTCTCGCAGTGTTCAAACGATAGTCGAGACGGTGGTGACTCAGAATTTTCGCAGTGGCTATTCCTATCAGGCACAGGGTTCTGGCATAAAACTTGTATCTGGGCAATCCATCTCACCCGACGCTATCTACACAGAATCACAATCTGTTGGAGGTGTTTCATTTAGATGGGTGACACCAGACATCGACAACAAACCTCAATGGACATTAGCGAATCCTGGTTCTGGCGATGCCTTTTCACTCGTCGAAAATTTCCTCGCTCCCGGTCTCGACGCAGTTTCCACAGTCCAGAGAACGATCAACACCGAAACTACGCAGACCAGTTTAAGCATCTTTTCTCACTGAGTTTAATACTATTTAGCAGTCCAGTTTTAGCGAACAATACGATTAGCTCCCCTAGTGCATCTAGTAGCGGAACAGTTATAAATAATGGTTATCAAACGATCAATGGAAATTTCCCAACACACCGGTATAGCAATGGAATACAATGCCAATTACCTACATTAGCGTTCACTCCTTTTGTTACCCAAGGAGAGAACTTTTCCTTACCAAGAAGTACTAAAACTAGAACAAATATTTATGACACAAGAGAAGATGATGATGGTAATTTAATTAATCCAGGTCGCGTACTTTATGTAGCTGAACAAGAAAGGTTAGATCAAACAACTTTTAATCTCAACTACGGTGCGACGCTTAGTTTCCAAATACCATTAGGAAAGAAATTTAATGATGAATGTTTAGCTGCTGCTAGAACACATCGTCAAACTCAAGAGTTCATGTTGAAGGCTAAAAAATTAGAGGTCAATTTGTCGAGACTTAAAGTCTGCGCCGAGCAAATGAAACTCGGAGTCAAATTCGTAGGAGAAGATGCAGTAAGTTGCAAAAATATCGTCATTACATCTGTACCAAACCAAGTATTACCCCATACGCACAAATTAGAATCTACGTTTCAGAAGACTTCTTCTTCTCTTCCTTCTTCCCAGTAAGTTTCTTAATTAGATTTTTTACGATAGGTTTGATTGCGTTGAGAATTAGCGGGGCCGATACAGCTAAAAGTGCAGTCGCCGTCGTATTCATAGCTTGACCGGGGGAGGGAAAATAAGTTTCGGCATACGTGACTTTTTCCCATACTGGTAAGCAGTCACCTTCTACGACTTCAAATTTGGAAACGCGCTCTAGCCTCTTCTCATTGGCGAATGATCCAATTCTTAGATTTGAATTTGGGTCTGGACAAGGTTTATCAGTCTCTTCCTCGTTTTTCTTTTTAGGAGGGGCTTTAAGTTGTCTTTTTTGTTGTACTGGTTTCTGACTTGTTTTAGTACTGGTAGGTTCTGTATAAATCATGCGAGCCGGGTCATATCGCATTGGTTCATAAGAAGGAATTTGACCCTCTGGACATGAATTAGAGACTCCGTTTATATCCGCCCAAAGTAATGAAGGATTACGCGAAACTTTTAAATCTCGGTGATATAGGTGACACCCCGGAACAAGACCAGTTAAGGAATATCCAGTAAAGAAAGGCGACTCAGGTATATCAATTGTGGGTATCTTAATCTCCGGTATTTTTATTGTTGGCATTCTTGACGTTTTCTGTGCGCTCTCGTTTTACAAGCTGCGCTACACCATATCTTCCTTTGTTCTTTCGTAAAAAATCTATCTCCACAATGCGGACAGCTCTTAAGCATACTGCCCATTTCACCTACTCTTTTATAGATCCCGTTATTAACGATAATAAATTCGTCGAAATCTTTAATCATTCATACTTGGATTTACCAAGGGTGATTGCTGCATCTATGGCAGTGAAATTTTCAGTTGTCCAGATAGTTGAGCCTGAATCGTGGGTATATTGTTTTATAACCTCCAAATGGATTACGTTTCTTTTTATAGTGTCTTTCTCTTCAGTATTGAGCGTATCTTGACCCGACAAAGTATTGATCAGATCTACAGAATGACCAGCATGAGTAAATGTCGTCGCAATCTTGTCAGTAGAAAATGCCATCTAATTAACTAGGGATAGTGGGCCAAGTGATATTCCAAGGATCTTGATTCGTAATGTCACGGAGATTTTGACGATAGGTTTTCCACTCGTCGCTAAGGGTTAAATCGCTAGATGCTCGCCAATCTGTTTCTTTTAATTTCTCCTTTCTCTCTAGTCTTACCTTTTCTAATTGCTGATTATCTACTGCTGTTTTCTCATCAGTCGTTAAGGTTACAGCTTCAAATTCCTTAACGTAATCCCCGTCTATGACTGGTGTTATAGGATTCAGTTTTTGAGTCGCTTGATTGTAAGTTACATCAGCAACTTTCTTACAGTTGTTTTCACTTAAGAAGCTATCAGTAGGGCCAAGACGATTAAAAGACGTGTTTGGGAAAAGAACTTTATGCTCTCCAATTTGCTTGATGGTTGAACCATCGATTTTTGCGATTCTCATAATTAAGTGGTGTAGTCTAACTTTAGTGCATTTATAACGTCTGCATCACTTTGAACGAGAGTACTAATTGACCAATCAGAATTAGTTATGTCATACCAATCGTTAGTTTCGGATGTACTAGAATGTAACATCTTATTCTTGCCGCCCATATAGGTAGTATTCATTGAGAAAGGACGTTCAGGACTTGCCAACGTACCATTACCAATCCAATAGGTTGAACCATAGTGCGTATCATCACGACTGTCATCATATTTAGCCACATCAGATTTCCAATTTCTATTTTTATATAAATTAGTTCTTAATTGTGGAGTGTAATTTGCTTTAGTTCCACTGATTTCAACTATCACATCACTACTTCCATCCCAAGTAAAAAAGCTTGACGGACTTGCAGAACTATCACTTCCACCGCCTGCATCTATTTCAACAAGAAGACCTGTTCCAGTAGAAGTGCTGGTGGTTCCACCATATCTTGTAATTCCCTCTAATTGCATACTTTCAATACATGTATCAGCACCATTTTGATTGTCCTGCATATAGTCAAAAGCATCATTAAAAGGAGGGAACCGTGTTGTAGCACTATCCTGATATAAAAGAGTTCGACTCTCACCTGACTTAACAGCGTATCCAGGCTCGTTAGTAGTAGTTGAGCTTGCTGTCGTATGAAACATATTCCACCTAATGCCTAAAGGTAGATGAACACGATCACTTTCGGAAGAACTATCGCTAAGTTTTCCCCAGACATAGGTAGAAAATTTATTGAATTTGGCACCACTTGGAACACCCGCATCAGTTAATTCTTTAGCCGTAATAAATCCCTGAACCATCTGACTGTTCCAGTACATCGTAAACCAACTGATTTGTGAAGAGACGCTGTATAAACACCAGGCATTAGCCTCGTTTTTCGTAGTACTACTCCATGTTCCCGCCGTCCAAGCTGCACCACTAGAATCTCTATCTAATGAAGTACCAGTACCGCCATAAAATCCTCGTTCAAAACTACCACTACCACCACTAGAAGGAACGCCGCTAGCTCTTAAGAAATGATCTCTCATTAAGCAACATCCCCCACATGACAACCATATAAAGTACTAGCGATTTTCCATAATTCAATACAGGTGTAACCCGATGTGGCGAGAGTAGGAGCAGAACCTCCAACCCAAGTCATCGTAGGCCATGTGACTGTGTAGGCAGTACCATCATCAACCATTAAAAGCATACTTTGCCCAGCCGTAAGGGATTCCGTAAGAGTGGTATTGGCTGCCAAGGTCTTGTATTGGACGGTCCCTAAATCTGGGTCGAGTTCTGTGCCACTGCACTCATATACGTTCTCATCTATAGCCCCCGGCAAATCAATTGTTCCATTGTCATCAATTTGAAAGCCATCAAGTCCCGGTAATCTGAACTTAGTGACGTTTGTATCACCTATCGTTATTTCATTAGAGACTGTATTTGAACTGGCCGCCGCATCATGGCCCAAAATAGTGCAATTAGATCCAGTAGTTAAACCCCCTGCATTGTCTCCAATTGCCGTATTATCCGAGCCCGAAGTAAGACTGCCAAAAACGTAAAAACCCAGTCCACAATTTGAACTACCGTCGCCGCCAGTTGGAAATGCTGCGGCTCCTATACCAACGTTAAAGTTACCTGTTCGGGTACCTGCAGTCTCATTACCCATGTAGCAATTCGTATTACCAGACCCAGAGCTTTGACCACATTTTGTCCCTATAAAAGTATTTTTTACACCAGTAGAATTTTTACCCGCTTGACCACCTACACATAGAGCCGAGGCTCCAAACTGGTTTTCTGTACTATAAGTTTTACCTGCCTCGTATCCAACATACACTCCATAACTAGAAGTTGTGAGAGCTGCTCCAGCCTCCATACCTACGCAAGTGTTATAGCTACCCGTTGTAAGTGAATCTCCACTATATGACCCGTATAGAGAATTTTTATCTGCTGTTGTGATGTCCGTTCCAGCGTCATATCCAATCAGAGTGTTATCTGTTGCGTCGGTCCCTGTGAAGGAATCGCCCGCATTAGTTCCACCTACTGTATTTCGCTGTGCATCACTGGATAGTCCGCCACCTCCTCCCCCCGATGCAGCCGCCCAAGTCAAGCCCCCACTAGCTGAACTTTTTGCAGTTAAAACGTAGTCATTAGTTGGTGCATTATCTGCGTTTAACTTTGCTTCTGTGATCGAGTCATCAGCGACATCACCTTTGACTTTGACAAGTGATGATGATTCTTTTACATAACAAGCGTCCTCATCCTGTGCATATACAATTTCGCCCTCCTGTATATCAGAGATAGAACCGTTTAGATCTGAGTAAGATCCTCTTGCAATTCGGACTGGTGTTCTGGTCGAAGGTGTTGGCATGATTAAGTGAAGTCGCCTCCATCGAATGTGTTAGATACGGAAATAATAGAAGTACCATTAACGAAATTACCGCCGTCTACCAAGATCGTACTGCTCCCAATTTCACGCACACTATTATCATCCTTCTTTGTAAATAAGGTACCCGCCTGAGTATTGATCAATAATTCCGCTGTCGTACTGAAATCAGAGGCACTAGGGTCTGATGTGCCTCGTTTAAATCGAAGACTTGGCATTAGAAAGTACCTAAATCAACATCACCAACCGCAAGGGTTACAAAAGCATTACCACTATCCTTTGTCATAGACATTGATGTATTCATACGCAGAATTCCATCCGACCCATCAGTCCCAAAAATATACCCCGCTGTGCCTCCATTGACTACTGACACCTTCTCGTCAGTCGAGGCTGCTGGTATATTTAAGGCTGTTTTGAAAGCCGAAAAAGTTATCTTCTTTTCTTTCTGTCCAGACGACTCAGAGTTGTCGTGAATTAAAAGAAGGTCGTTTGATCCATCAACAGATGCAAGTGTCGTTAAGTCTTCGACAGGGGGGACGATTCCTAATTGAGTGGTTGCTCCTGTTGCAACATGCAAGGTTCCTCGATCAGTTGTGAAATGCGCCTCGCCGCTTAACATTGACGCGGAGGGGAGGTTGCTTTTCGTTCCTCTTTTAAGTTGAATACGTGCCATGATTAAAAAGAAATAGTGGGTTTAGTTAAAAGTTCCACCATCTAAGGAGGAAGCCCAAGAGGTGTCATAGTTTGAATAGGAGGATTTAATCAAAATATTGTTTGGGTCTCCCCCTGTTGGCAGACCTCCCGCCGCCGTACCACTTGGGCCGGTTGGTCCCGCTGTTACTACATCAACAATTTGAGTAGCACCCTGCGTAACCGTTACTTGATTTGTAGTTTCATTGACTGAGACTGTATTTTTTGTCTCATTTACGGTGACTGTATTGCTCATGTTGTATATCCTTCTTTAGCGGTCACAGTCCCAGTCAACCAATAATCAGAAATAGAACCAATCGTGAGTTTCAGATCGTAATAACTGGTATCAGGTAAGTCGGCTGTTTGTAAATCTGTGAGGCTGAGCGTTACTTTGCCATTAGTTGCATCTGTAATAGTGGTCGTGACATCACAGTGTTTCTTAGCTCGGTCTTGCGTCCAAAACTCACAGGCTGTTGAGTAACCGGTGAGATTTACCGCTGTGCCTTCAGAATCTTTTAAAACAACCTCTTGGCTCCAGTCACTTCGCCGATACAAAGTAATGTTATAGGTACCCGGAGTAATCGACATTTACCCAACTTAGTTAAGTGACCTTATTCTAGTTTATAGCTTAGGGATTGCTGGCATTGCTATACCTGTTGTTTTTGGAAGACCTTTCTCAATTGATTTAGGCACTACCTTTGAGACCTGTCCCATAATTTTCTCTTTTACCTGTTCCTCAAACTGAGGTGAAGTCATATACCGGTATAGGAGAAAAGACCCGCCTGCAAGTGAAGCACTTAAAAGCAAAGCTAGACAAGCGGCTGCGTCAAGAATTTTGCGAACCATAGGATTAACTAACTGAGTTAAGTTGGTACTACCTTAGCTTCTTTTTCGATACGAAACCCAAAGCTAAAACGATTGCATGTGCTACCCACGCAATGCCAAAAGTAGGGCTTAGTACCATAAACATCAAACTCTCTGATAGTAAGACCTTTATTATCAAAGTCAGTGATAATATTCCCGTCCTCTACATACCTAAAGAAAGAAGCTTTTTCTTCATCTGCATGAACAATATATAGTCTTTTGCAGGGATCATCATGGTTGGTATGCCATCCCATATAACCGGTATCTGGATATAGAAAAGAACCACTCAACTCAATACTGCTGGTCGGAAAAACTGCTTTTAATACGTCAACAATGTCCTTTTCGACTTCTAACTTGTTATCTTCTAGGAATTTTGAGAAGTCCTTTAAATTTGAATTATCAAAGGCTTTCTCATAATCATACTCATCCATTTGTTCCCTTATCTTCAATGCTTCCGCATCAATAAAGGTTGCTGCATTATCTACATATCTGACATTGATATTCTTTTTCATCCTGTTAACAACAGGCTCTATTATATCGGCTAGTCTCCCCTTTATCTCATTCGAAAAAGGGTTACGAATAATAGCCAAAAAGTTTAACCTTGCTGAGCATTCTCAACAGAACAGGCAGAAGATTCCTCTTCTTTTACGAGGTTTTCTAATTCTGAATATTGAGCATTTTTTACAGTAAATTCAGCGTGAGCTTCTGCTTTTAATTTTTCAATCTTTTTTCCCTCCTCTACTAAAGAATTAAATTTATCAGCTAAAGCTTGTGCTTCCGCTTTGCGCTCGTCACGACGTTCTGTAAGTGTAGACATAAAAGAAAATTAGATAATAAAAGTGTAAGCCTTAACTACTTAAATAACATTACGGGTAATACTATTTAGCTTCTAAGGCTGTGATTCTTGCATCTTGTCTCTTAATAAGATTGACAAGAAGGGGAATGAAATCTGTATATTTTACAGAATCAGGCAACCAATCTTGCTCAGGTAGATCTTCATAAACATAATCTCCTTCACTGTCTAATGTTTTCCTTTTATCTTCATAGATAACAAAGGCAGGGTCTATTTCATGGATCTCCTCTGCAATAAAACCATAATGTCCTAAAGATGTATCATCCTCTTCATTTCTTTGGAACCAAACAGGATTGCAATTTAAAATCTTATCGGCTACTGAATCCTCAATCGTTTTAATATTTTTCTTGTAACGCCTAGATGATGTCTTTTTAGCTAACCAACCCGTCGAGGAGATAACCACATCTGTACCTGAACCAGTACCAAGACCAGGAGCCCCTATCTCACCCTCATGGTTCATCTTAAAAACGGTAGAGATAGCGGTGTCTATTCCATCCTTATGTAATTGAAATAAGAACTCTCCCTCGGCGGCTGCGTTGTCAGCTCTACCAAGGATTCGACACTTTACACCTGGCCCGTCAACATCAGCACCACCAGTGGGTTTGACATCATGTGAGTACCACTCAATATGACCGAAGTTTTGATTATTTCCGCATGAAGTGTCTGTATCTTCAAACCTCAGTCTGTTTCCACATCCACCATTACAACTTGATCTGATATTTATCGATGGATCAGACTGAGCATTTTGAGGAGTAAGTCTTAATAGTTCCCCACCCCCTCCGTTCATCAGATGAGTGCGACCATTTTCATTGATCTCAAATCTTTTTACAAGTCCGTCTGTGTTATTACTTGCTACATGAAGTTCAATTGAACCATTATCTTCATTCGTAGCATCATCACCAGTAAGGAAATACATTGCAGCAACTCCCGTTCCATTCCACCTTGAAACAAGACCAAGGATCTGATCGTTTGCTGAATCTCTAGCTGAATCAGCAGTAATAAGAGAACGTCTATTTCCAGTATGTTTCATGTATATACCAGACGCAGCATCATGATCTACTAGCTGAATCGGGCTATTATTTGTATCTACAGAAGTAGCAGTATTCCATAAGAATTTACCGCCAGAATCAAACCTAAACTTTGTCGCATCGTTAATATTAAATAACATACTATTAGTACTATGTTCATAACTAATCATCCCAACATTATCGTCATCCGTATCAGCAAAACGTATTTTAGATAATCCATCAGCAGGTGATTTTATATCAAGAAATGACCCATTTCCCGCAGTTGTAGACTCGATTCTTACTATACTTTCAGCACTTGAAACATGTAATGTAGACGTTGGAACTGTCGTTCCATCACCATCTTCAAAGGTCGTTCCTATACCTACATTCCCATTAGGTTCAATTTGTACTCTTGTTTCGGCTCCAGCATTACCCCCAGATGTTTCTAAGAGAAGTCTTCCTTCTTTTTGAAAACTATCAGCACCAGTCTTAAACTGAATTCTTCCAATTGTATTACCGTCGTTCTCTGCCTCAATATAAAAGACCGAATTATTTGAGCCACTAATGTCACTCTCACCCTTTATACGAACATTTCTGTTGTAGTCACTCCCATCAATAACAAGTCCCTGTCCTGAACTATTGGACGTCGTTACATAAATAGGCTCAGTACCTGCAGGCCAAAGAGAAGAATTACCAATCCTTAGATGACCCCAAGCTGCGGTAAACCTTGCAACAGTCTCAGTTCCTGATATTAAATCGAGGTGCCCTCCACCTCCACTAGCTCCCCCGTCATAAGTGATATTTAAACTACTGTTGTTATTTACGATCTCAGAATATGAGGTGTTATCTGTCAACTTAATACCAGAACCTGCATCACTTGAGGTCAAGTGGAGCAAAGTCTCAGCAGCCCCATTGATCGCTAACGTTCCAGCTTGAATCGTATGAGTACCATCATTCTTGATTTCAAATTGCTCAGTTAAGGTATCTGTCGCTGCGTTAAAGGTATAGAACTCTAATCTGCCAGGGATGTCATCAGAAGCAACAGTACCATCAACAACGGCCTTAATTAATGCTGCTTTAGTTTGAAGATCTGTACCATCAGCACCAGCAAATTGAATAGTACCTAATACATCATTTTCTTGTACGGCTGTAACATCGCCAATAGACGAACCTCTTGCTTTGCCTAAAGAAATATAAGGCGCAGTTGTATCAGCAGATGTCCTTGAAATCGCAACACCAGCACCAGAGTCAACAGCATTGATTTGTACTAAACGAGGGTCTGATCCTCCTACAGGTATTGAGGTTGTATGTCCTACAAGTAGTCTCTGTGAGCTATCTATTCTTAGAGCTTCGCTACCTCCAGATTCTGCTGAAATCGTATCAGCAGCAGGGAATCTTATTGCTGTATCAGTATCCCCAGAATGAATAACTTTATCAGCTATCGTTAAATCGGCTGTTGAGGTTATTGCTCCTGTTACCGCTAACGTACCAACAACACTTATACCAGTATCAGCAGTTAACCTTGTTGTTCCTCCAGCCGCTAAACTAACGGTATTTGTCCCGCCAAATATACCTGAATCTGCATCTCCGAAGTTCACACTTGGCGCAGAATTTGACCCATTAGGCATTGTTAATGCCCCTGTCAATGTTCCACCAGACGCACCAATATATGAGCTATTACTTGTCGTTCTCTCTGCGTCAGTAACAGCTTTTAACCCCGCTGGTGTTACAGCTCTGGTTGTATCTGTTCCTGTCGTTGTCTCTGAGCTGGTCGCTAATTCAGCGATACCTGCAGCAGTTGTTGAGGCTGCCGGTGTCGTAACTGATCCAGGGCCAAATATTTTTACAATAGTGTCATCACTGGCTCGCATGTAGCCGCCAATACTATTGATATTCGCGTTTACCGCTAGTTCCCCTACTGCTGGTAAGTGCGTAGTAGTAGGAACAGAATCTTGAACGACACTGTTCTTAAGAGTGATCTTGATAGCCATAATTGCTAATGCTTATACAAGCGATGGACACCTATATCCATAGGTATTTCAAGTTTAGCTTACTTAACTCGGTTGAGTTAATACGTCCCACCTGCTATTTCAGAAACGTTTTTCCATTGTCCATCCGAAGCATATTCAAGAAATTGACCAGCCGAAGGGGCAACAATAGTTACATCAGTCAAATCATCTAAATCACTAGCACCGCCAGAACCACCACCACTCAAAGTATCAACACGATCCCAATCATCAGCACCAAGGCAAAGTATCCAATCACCGTTGTCGAAGGACGTTCCGCTTGAAACAGCAGTTCCGTTACCCGCTGTAGTACATACCAGATAAACACCCGTTAATTCCGTAGTACCGGTAGGAATGGCTACTCCAGCCGTTAGACCTGCACTCGTTCCAAAAGTTGTTAAGGTTACTATTACACCGGTGTCGGCCCTAAAGGTACCCGCAAATCTGAGATTTTCGTCTGATAATCGACCAAAACCTACTTTAAACCAAGAGTTTCCGTTGAATATCCTTAGCTGTCCTGTTGATTCCTGCAACCACTTCACCCCTGTTGGCAGACCTGTTATTACGGGTTGAGTCTCTTGGATGAAACAGGTTGCATAGTTACCTATTTGATCCATTGTGATTGCATCATCCGCAATCCGAGCAGTCGAAAACTGACCTGTAGTTATCGTCGCTGCGTCTAAATCTGGAATATCAGCGGCATCTAAACCACTACCACTAGTAACTACTCCACTAGCACTGACTGTAACCTTTTCATAAGTACCCGCAGTAACTCCTGAATCAGCTAAAGACAAGACACCATTAGCATCAACAGCCAAAGGAGCTGATGCCGTAGGAACACTAATCGCACCAACAGCCGTCGCCGTCGCGACAGGTAAATCATCAGCTATTAGAGCTGTCGTACCTGTAATTAATCCAAGGGCGTTATATGTAATACCAGAAACGGTATCGGCTGTAATCGTATTATTAATACTGATCGCACCTAAATTTGTTACCGCTAAGCCGCCTGCGGCTGGAATGGAAACGGCACCAATAGCTGTTACTGTCGCCTCTGGAAGATCACTGGCTAATAGAGAAGTCGTAGAAGTAATTAAACCCTCATTGTTGTAACTTATTCCTGATACGGTTGATGCTCCCCCTGTAACTGCATTATTAATACCAAGATTCCCACTAGCTACATTAAGCGAACGATCTAAATTACTCGAGCTTAATTTAACAGGTAAAATAGTACCATCGGTTATCTTAGAACCCGCTACACCACTAGCAATTTTAGCATCCGTCACGGCTGAAACAGCAATAGCAGCCGTATCCACAGCGTTGTCAGCAAGTTCTATATTTGTAACGCTATTTGTACCTAACTGAGTCGAAGTTATCGTCGATTCTAATAATTTAGTACCCTCAATACTACCTGCTAATTTATCATTAGTGACCGCAGAATTATTAATTTTTTCAGTAGTAATAGCATCAGTTCTTATGTGATTAGTTGATACAGCTCTATTACTATTAACGGTTGCATCATTAGATAATTCATTATAACCAATCGCATTATTTGCAATATTTCCGGCTAAAATAGTATTGGTAGCTATGTGACTATTTGTAATAACTGCAACTCCTATTTCACTTGCCCCTACTGCATTTGCAGCGATTTCTGTTGATGTTACAGAATCAGTTCCGAGCTGAGTTGATGTTAAACTTCCAGATGTGATTTTAACTCCCGGTATAATTCCATCTGCTAAGTCTAATTTTGTATAAGTTATAGTTGTGTCTAATAATTTAGTACCTTCAATACTTCCAGCTAACTGAGCGTTAGTAATCTGACCGCTTAAAGACGCGCAAGGGTAATCAGTAGCATCACTTAAATCTATAGCTGGTGTTGCGTCAGTCGAACCTAGTTCAACAGTCACTCCCCCAAAACTAAAACTCGAATTTTCTAGCTTCGCATTTGTGACATTCGCATCCAGAATCGTGGCAGTAATAATTGAATTCGCACTTAAGGGATAACTAAGAGCCGTAGCCGGTATGGAGGCAGCATCGATTAAGCTCACCCCACTTTGGATTAGATCTTTAGTCGTTACCTTCTTAGTTTCACTTGCACTTATATCCGCGACAGGTATAGGGTCAGCAGCTTGTAAACCTGAGCCAGCTAACGCCGGTAACTGGCTAATCTCAAGATCTGGCATAGCTCAACTCAACTTAGTAGGGTCATCATAGGTTAATTCTAGTTCGCAGACTCAAGACTTATTCTACTTCCATCCTCCTGTAGGACATAACTACCACTTTCTTGTAAGAGGGAAGATCCTGCAAAACCACTCATTAGATGAAATGGACCGGTTGTTACAAAGTCTATTTTAGTTGTTATAACCCCTTCCGTTAGAACCGATACGGCGACATTGGATACTAAACAATCTGCCTCATACCAAACACTACTACTCTCACCCGTTCCGTTGTAATGGATGTAAAACCTACCCTTGAAATCAGCTCCTTGCTCTATCCTTAAAATTAATTGAGCTAAATAAACGGGAAATTCAGGCGCGTTCTGTGAATATTCAGGGTCACACATCAAATATTCATGTTGCCATAAACAATTTAAAGTCCCTTGACCAGAAATTAGTCCACGATCAAACTGCGCCCTAAAACTATCTCCCAGATTAGTTAAATCGATAGAATCTCTAGTCGTAGTTATCTCAAAATCTTTGATATTGGCTAAACACCGATAACGATTATTTCTTGTAATAATGCGAACTTCTGTTGCTGACGAGGGTGTTACTAAGACGCTTGCATCTGAAAATGTTCCTGATAACGCAGTCTCAAAGGTTTCATAAAGACGAATACCTCCTACAGCATCAACATGTATAAACCTACGAACATCGGGATAACTGTGTCCTGAAACTAACTCAAGGGTTGATCCATCTACCGTCGAAATCTCAACACTGTCGCCTGTAACTAGAGAGTTAATTTTAAAGTCAACAGAGAAACGACGCTTCGTCACATTGACATCGGAAGGATCTAATAAAGTAACCAGACCATCACTCGCTGTATCTCGTTCTAATTCAACGAGACCATTTGAACCAAAATAAATACCCATCTATAACTTAATCCCTGTTGGTGCTCCATGACCTTCAAAAGAAATATCAGCAGATACAACTTGTCCAACAGCATTTGTCATTGCCAAACTTGTGATGTAGGCATAGAAAACGATGTAACGCATAGCACTGGTTCCATCATCAATCGCTAGTTTTAACTTTATTGATTCGCTTTTAGCATTTACACCGTCGCCACCGGCATTACCTCCATCCTTTATAAACTTAGTAACAAAATCGGAGACTCCTCCGGTAGGAGTACCTGAACCCGGCGAGGTCTGATAGTAATAGATACTGCAACTTCCCGTTAAACTTCTTAAGCCTGGAATTAAAGTTCTATCTGTATCACCTAGAGAAACTGTTTCTAATACGGCTTGACTAGCTGTAAAGGACCATGATCTTACCTTTGCGCTTTCTGTATCATTAGTATCAACGAAGAGTTTTCCGTCTTGTCCTGAGTAGAAACTAGCCATCTCGAAAACTTACTTAACTTAGTTGCTTTTTATTCTAGTCGCCATCGAAGCAAGCTACAAATTTACAAGAAACATTACTGATACCGGGTTGTACGCTAGTCACTTTTGGAGGACCATCATATCTCCACTTGGCTCCCTTACTTGGAACATCTTTCACGTCAGTTCTTAAAGGTTCTTCCATTCCTTGTAAACCTCTAGAATCTCCAAAAACCACATAATCCCAGTCGCTATTAACGCTCTCATAATTATCTAAAATACTACTAGCAATAGCATCCGATACATTAGTAAACCCTAGTGATAGCTTAGCATTTACAGCCTTGTTACCATATCTGATAATACTTTTAGCTCCGTTTTGAGCTTCGAAAACAGCTTGAGGGTACTCACCGGCTGTGAAAGTTCTACTGCTAGGTGAGACATTAGGAAACAGTACGCTAGCCATCAATAAAACCCGTAGTCCTAAAATTTTCTTCATCCCAGTCTAAGACAGCCAACGAACCTGTGCTCGTTAACGGTGTATGACTACCTGCAACTTCTACAAAACCATCCTCTGCGTAAGTAAGACTCTCTAATTTGTAAACACGATCATTAATGTTACTTCTAGACCTTGTGAAAACACATCCTCTGAATTTTCCAGATGCCAAACCTGTCGCTTCTGAAATAACAATAGGTGTTGGGCCTTTCACCTGTTCATCCCCTGGTTTCCAATAATAAATAGATTGACCGTTCGTAATGATTGACTGAGATTGAATAACACCTTGATCAGTAATAACACCGTTAGAGAATCTATCTACATGAGTTGATTCTGAGTAAAGCCTAAAATAATCACCCGGTATTAAGTGCATCGCTGCTTGTGGAGTCGTAGTGAACTTTATTCCGTGATCAACTTTTTCTCTTACTAATAAAGCAAACATTGCAAATTTTTTAGCGTGTTCACCGTTAGTACAAAATACAGATAGATCAAACGTTTCTCTTGGGTCTTTAGACGAACCTCCCGCGCTATTTGAAAGCCTCATCTCAAATACTTGCGTCTCTGAAAATCCATTATCTTTCTCCTTTCTCCATACCACGTTCGCCTGAAATAGTTGCCTTTCCTCGGGAGATAAGAATGATACTTTTAAATCTTTTATATTACCGTCCGTAAATAATGCCTTTATCCTCGGCTTTGCAGTTACATCAATCTCAAATTCACTGTTATAGGGAAGGGAGGGTACAAGAGAAAAACGTCCTCCTATAATTGTGAAATCTAAGAAACAATAAGAAGCCTGTTGATATATAAACTCTCTTAAATTTTGTTTATCTGTTATTACACCATCCCAGAAAAAATTATTAGCTAGACAAAACTTAGCAGCAGTCTTCATTGATTCCTCGTCTACAGACTCCACACCAACTAAATCTCCCGCACCAATCAAACTATCTGTTAGTAGCGCATAGGCTATCTCAGGGAATAAATTGGATGAGCCCATACCATTACAATCAACACCTCTTCGGACAGCTAGAGGATTAGTCGAACAATTACTATCCCTAGTGGGGTCATCACCTCGATCATTTATTAAACGTTTTACCTTAATACCTTTCTTGATATACGCAGATAGCTGACTGAAAGAACTCCACTCCTTTGAACTATTTAGCCTCAAGCCTGCCATAGCCAACCTTGTATAGGGTTGCGTTGTCTCTGTTATTTGTTCGTTAACATAGGTAATCTCACACTCTGGACCATCAAAATGACTCGAACGTTCCGCGTCAAATGAGACGTAATCAGAAATAGCATCATAAGGATTTAGATTTTGCCCCGCAGGCCAAGGAGACGTTACTAAATTACGGGAGTCAGTTATAAGCGTAACTTGCACATTCGCTATAGGGATTGTCACCTTATCACCGGTTTTAAATCCACTGCCTCTCTTAGAGATGGTCCATGTATATCCTGTTTGATTCCCTTTTGTGTATCTTTTTACTGTAAATTTTAAATTTTTACCCTTCTCTGAAATCACATTTATAGCAGCTCTATCTTCGTATGTTTGTGTAGCGTCTATATTTACACGCCGCCATTCTTGTTTTACGACCGAGTAAAAACGACTAGAACCGTCGTGACGATCACTTACACAATATTTCAAGGTATTATTAACTCTCCTACATGCCTCCCCGTTCATATACTTTGATGTTCCAAAATTTATAAAGTTACGACCGTCCCTCCCACTTTTCCACATAATCCTCCACTGGTACTCATTATCGTCTTCGCCTGACACTTTAAGTTCAGCGTATGACCCTGTTTTAAAGTCATCCCCTCGATTATAAAGTGGACCCTCAACTGTGTCCCAACCCATCTTGGTTGGGATATTGCCGGACTCGTAACTATCTAATCCATTAACACGACCCCTTTCGGTACCGGGTAAATCACTTAAAAACCAATCTGGATTCGATACTCTATTACCCGTTAGTGAATAGTTGTTATCACCAGGGAAAAAGACCTCATACTCCCCAGGTACATCCTCACATCGCCGTAACTGTGAACCCCCCGCTAACCTGTTGACCACTTTTGTAGCATGATCGACATACTGCTGAAAAATCCAATTACCTGCGACAGGTACTATTCTAAATTCATATTGACCTCTAGGATGCGTAATTCTTATGAAATGATATTGAGGTTGTGGCGTTCTCCCAATAACACAAAATGGCTGTTCAGAAAGTAATGTCCATCTAGCCTGTTGACCTAACGGCCTCGCATACAAATAAAAGAAACTAAGCCGTCTTATGTACTTGTTAATAGATCCTAGTCCAATATTACCGTTACTATCTTCGTATTCTTTAACTTTACCCTCTTTGCCATACTCCCAATTACCGGGATGACTATTAACATTAGAAAAACCTGATATCTGTTTCCAGACAGTCGATTTGATGCCTATTTCTGTTACATCACATGTCTTATTATTTGATACTGTAGCGATAGCACATTTCTGAATAACAGATCTACTGAATGAATTATGGGTTTGATCTGGTAAAGATACATCTACCTTACCCGCTTCTATAATCTTAAATTCAAAGACTAGTGAGACCCCTTCTGTCCATACAACATTATTCGTATTCTTCTTATCACATATACCTAACGCCGTACCAACCATATATTGCTCGCCTATTGCTAAAGACTCTTCCGCACTCTCTCGTCTCGCATTGACAGATGATCTTACGTCTTCTACACCCCAAGGTGGATATTCTGCAAATTTTGTAATAGATGCTCCCGCTATCTTGTACCTGACTCTATCCCCCACCCTAAGAGGCTTATTTCTACCTGTAGCTGTTCTCCATTCACTTTCGCCTGATCTCTGTATCGCAACTACAGCAGCGTAACTAGGGTATCTCCTTTGTAGCTTTCTCCTCTTCATACTAATATCGGCTTTATTTTCTGACGCAGCTGGCCTTAGTACTAATTCATAAGGCAACATAAATTTATTGCCATTAGGGATGGGATCATAAACTCCAAATTGAGTTTGTGTATTGGGTGTTCTTGTTCCACAAAAGACATTATCTAAGTAGCCCGCACCATCGACATAAACCAAAGGTAAAGCAGTTCTATTACCAGATTCGTTGCCTAGAGTACCTTCGGAATACTGATCTCTATCTCCAGAACTATTCTTTCTAAGAAATCTACCGCCTGTCGATCCTGTTCGACTCCCATCTAGATAGTAAAGACCCAGTTTCGCGTTTATATAATTTTCTAAGAGAGTGTCTCCAATTGCGTAGCCTTCAAAATCAGGTGTTCCCCCTAACGTTCCAGAGGAAAGTAAAAATACACCTTTTAATTGTTGTCCTTTACCTAAACTTAAAAGTTGTGACCATAACAACTTTGTGTTAACCCTTACCCCTCCATACTTCCCATCCTTATTCGTAAAGACTAAAGGGATTATTGAACCTAACTCCGCTAAATCCTGTACTGATTCAAAACCAGTTTGAGGTGCAAATCTTTTTGGACCTGACGCATCTCCTGTTCTTAAACTAGGTCCACCCCCACTAGGCTCCTTTGGTTTCGGTGTTAAAAGGTAAGTGACAGCTGTTAATACGATACCGATGACTAATTGAATAGCCCAAACTTTCGCAGGTCCGGCTTGAATATCAGGAACTAAATCGTAAGCTTCTGGTCTTTTACCGGTATAACTTTCTGTCTTGTCTACAAAAAACCAGTATTCTTGTTCCGATAAACCTAAGAGATTACAAAATTCGACTTCTTGGGGTAATAGTAGTCTTCTATTGGTAAGACCCCTTCGGGGTTCCAACTGACCACCGACCCTTCGTAGTTGGTTATATTCAGCCATCCATCTTCGAAATAAACTGCAAGTCCATACCCTTCATCAAACTTACATAGGCCGACAGTACCTATCTTAGGGTGTTCTGCCTTATTTCCCCAAAGTTCTAACTGTTCTCTAAAAATTGAATAGTCTTTGTTCTTTAATCGCCTATACCAACTTCTAGTAGGACAAGGACTAGTAATGTCATAGTGCTTCAAAACTGCTTTCGCTAGCGTTAAACAATCAGCCGCCTTATGCTTCTCAGGTTCAGCACCTAGACGATAAGGAAGTCCAATCAAATGAAAAGGATTCATTTATTTCGTATCTGTCCAGTGATAGGTAGATGACCGGCTATCTCAGTAGTTAAAACTCGATTCGGGGCGTTACTTCCCACCGCGTCTATACCTGAACTCAGTAAAATCTCAACCGTTGTTGGATCGTAAGAAAGAGAAGCTGCGAGCCATACCTCAGTCGTTAATTTCCTCTCAAATACAAGAGTTGTTGGATTGACCTTACAAATATCTACTTGCACTGTCCACCTATTTTTAACGGCTTCTTGCACCCTATTCATTGAGATTTGATTATTAGCAAAGACCAAAGCCGCTTCTAGGTTATCGCCTGCTCTATTCTTTGCTGCCCCTTGGTAAATAAAAGGAAGAAAATAATACTTTGAACTTGTGCCATTATTGTCCTCGTCGAAAAGAAGAAAATTATCTTTATGTCTGTCGTAATTACCCTCTTCATCGGATAACGGACCATAACTATCTCTTTTAGCATTTTGATAACGACCTTGAAAGTCTCCACTAGCGTCCTTAAGAGTAATAAATCCAACTAAAGTTGTAATACTCATAATCCTAATTTCGAGCGTTGACTACGAGAGTTTTTAAGTTGACTAAGGACTTTACTCTGACCCGCTTCTGAACCGCGTCGAGCTGCTGTATTGATAATCTCAGGAACCGCAGACTTAGGAACATATTCTTGCTCGTTGAAAATAAGTGAAGGTCCGGTGTAATTAACAACAACCTCAGATGAACCACCGGCTTGATGACTACCTACACCACCATCGCTACCGTGGATAACTGCTTTACCTCTATTTCCCTGAGACCAACGAGACATTGCACCAGCCATCTGAGACTCTTTGATGACATATTCCCCTTCACCGCCTTCTCCAAGAAGTGTTTTAGTAGGTCTATCTGTATATCCTCCTGAACTAGCAGTCCACATCCCTGTGTGAATTGTGCCCTGAACTCCGGGGGCATTGGTTTGAATATTTGGTGCAGGACTGCTTAAGCCGCCCCCTATTGCGCTAGCAATTGTCTTAAATAACATGTTTGATACTTGTTGAGCCATAATCTCAGCAGCAGCATCAAGGAAATGATCGGCAATTCGCTGCAACATATCTCTTACTGCATCACCAATCGTCTTAGTACCCGAAACAATATCTCTGACTGAATCAGCAAAAGCGGAACCTATTGCGTCTGATGCAGCTTGTACTTGATTTAATGGATTGACTAGATCTTTTAATTTCTGATCGTTCTCTTCAATCATGTCATTGATCTTTCCTCTGGTGACTACTTCGCTCTTTAACTGGTCTTCTAATTCCTGTTTTGCTTTTAATTCATCTCTAATAGCCTGCTCTTTATCTGCACCGTGGGCAATAATCATCAACGCAACTTCCCTTTCAAACTCTGCATACTTAGTTCCCTGCTCCATTCTGTCTCTTAAAAAGTCTCTCTCTATCTGCATGTTTTTCTTGAATTTCTCAAAGTTTGCAAGTCTTGTTGCCTCCTCTTTACTTATGCCCTGCCCATCTGTCTTTTTACCATCGACTCCAAAAGTTTCAGGTTTAACTATTGCCTCAAATTTTTTCATCTTCTCCTGCGTCTTTAATAAGGCTCGAATAGCTGCTAAATCAGCTGGACTGATACCTAACCTTCGTTGACCTCGGCTTTGTTGATGTTTTCTTAACCACTCCATACCGTCCTCTCTCATCGACGCTTCCTTTAAGCGGTCTTTATCTATCCAACTCTTTTTGAATACGTCATTAGCAGCGTCCCTTTGCTGTATCTCTGTAGCACCCAAAGAAGCTAACTTAATAGCTGCGCCTTCACGGGTTACTCCCATTAATTCCGCTATCTTTGCTATTGCAGGTGTTAATGACTCGATTATTGTCGTCGCTAAATTCTGGAAAAAGCCTCCTATTTCTATGAAAATTGGACCTAATGTTAACTTCAATTGATCCATACTAAACTTCAATCTCTCTCCCGCATTCATCGTACTCTTTATAATATTGGCTGCTGATTGTCCGTACTTTTTATCTAAATGATCACCTAAGTCAACTATATTTTGTACCGTTACTTTTCCTTGTTCAAACATCTTATCCAACTCTCTAGTTGTCACTCCCATTGATGTTGCTAATTCGGGGATAACTACACTCAATCTTTCACCGATTTGACCCCTCAATTCTTCCGCAGCCGCTTTTCCCTTACCCATGACCTGTCCAAGGGCTAGCATAACTCCGTTGAAATTTTTAGCGTCCCCTTCCGTTGCTATCAAAGCCTTTGAGAAACCTGACATCATTTTACTTACGTCCTCAACTTCAAACCCACTCGCTGATGCTGAAGCCTGCAATCTTGTAAAACTTTTTATAACATTACTCTGAGGAATTTTTAAACTTTTTGATATATCTTCTACAGCTTTTAATGACTTATTGTAATCCACATTACTTGAAACAACACCAGTTAAAGCTAGCTCCATTTTCTTCATCTCTGAAGAAGCGACTGTTGCTTCTCTAACGAAATTACCAAGAGCAACAGTACCTTGGACTACTGCCGCTACCGCAATACCAACAGCACCGCCCGCTAGTCCACCGCCATTTGCTGCACCCGCAAAACCACCAACAGCTAGAGGAGCGACACCCGGAATCAGTGCAGCGGAGGCGGCTGCACCTCTACCCGCTGCGCCCATCATTTTTTGACGCGCTTCAATACCTGTCCTTCTATCTAATATTTGATTTCCTTGTGCTAAACGCTTGTTACTCGCGTCTAGCAATTTATTTATAGCGGCAGTTTCAGATTTAGCCTCACTTAGAGCTTTTTTAGAATTTGCTAGAGGTTGAGACCAATCCGCTGCCTTACCCGTATTCTTCATCTTGTCTTTGACTTCCAGTAGCTTCTTATCTGCCTCCATTAATTTATTAATACTCTTTTCTATTGCCCCTCCGGGTTTTGAAAAATCCCGACGAATATTATTTGGACCGTAACGATCAACCTGTTTCTGTTGTGCTTTCTGCCATTTAGTAACTTCTGCATTTGCTTTAGCTCTAGCCTCTGTTGCCGTAGCGAGTTGCTTCTCTAAGTCAAGTGCTGTCCTTTGTTTTGACTGTCTTGTATTGAATTGTTTTTGCATTGTATTGAACTTCTTCTGAGCTTCGGCTTGCTTCTGCGTGGCTGCTGTTAAATCTTCCTTTATCTTCTGTCCTCTAGCTTGAGTTCTCGCAACATTGACTTGGGATTGTTCAATCTTGTCTTCGAGTGTTCTTACCTTTTTTCTGACAGCATTCCCTTTAACTCTTGATTCGGTAACTTGATCTTCACCTTCTACTACTTTTTTAAGGCTTGCCTGTTCTCTTGCTAATTCATTTATCTTTCCTAATTTATCTTCGATCTGCCTAGTTGGACCTGCCCCCGCTTCAAAAGCATCAGGAATCTGTGCTCTTAATTTGTTACCAAAACCCCTCTCTGCACGTAACTCATCAACCCAAGCTTTTCTTGTTTGCCTTGTAAGTCCCTCAAATTTACTTCTTGGCTTTGGTGGTGGTGATGCTAATAAATCTTGATAACGTCCTTCGCTTGCCGCAATATCTCGGTTTAGCTGTCTAAAAGACTGTTGTTTTAATTTAGTCCGGAAATCATTTTGTATTGCTCTAGCTTCGTTACCTAAAATAGATCTTTCAGCTTTTAACTTTGCCATCTTTGCTGCAACAGGATTTGTTGCACTGGAGGCGCGAGTATCAAACTTTTGTTCTATTTGAGCTATGCGTTGATCTACATAGTCCATCTGCTTCTTAGTAATTCGCTCAAACGAATCCATTCCCCGTCTACCCATACCGCCACTAAAGGCAGCGGCAGCTAGTGGAAGACCTGCACCTCCAGAACCGCCGCCACTTCGACTTTCTCTAGTACGTGCGTCGATATTTACAGACCGGTTTAATCCACGAATGCGGGATTCGAGTGCGCTGATCGCTGACATTGCAGCGCGAGTATCTACCTTTATTGCGTTGCGACGACCAAGACCTTTAAGTGTTTGATTTAAACTGACCGCTGCCTTCTCAATCTTCTTGAAGCGACTTTCGAGGGTACGAAGTTCGCCTTTATTTTTTACATTGATCTGAATATCGGCTGCGTAAATTGCCAACGATCTAACTCAACTCGGTTATTTCAACAGTTTAGCGTCGTCTTGCCTTTTTCATAGCATCTTCCTGCTCTTGGTTGATGATTGAAAAGTACGCAGACCACGCTAACAGCTCTTGGAGAGTGATGTTTTGGTAGAGCTGTTGGAGAGTCATGCCTAATTCCTTCGCGACTCCGAAGGACAGCATCATTAAATTATCCTTCCGTAGTTGCTTTTCTAGTTCTTTTCATATCGGTGGGTTCTTCCTCTGCCTCCGCATCACTAATTACGGCAAGCATTAAGGCTTGAACATCCTGCTCTTTACAAAAGTGCTTTAACTCCGCGATATGACTGGCGTTAAACATACGCTCACCGGTCTTGCTTTGAGCTTTATTGACTAACAATTGGAGAGCGAGAGTATTTGTGTCGTCAGGATTCTTAGCTTGCGCTTGGGCTTTTTCACGCTCAGCCATCGTGAGGGGAGCGCAGTAAAATTCGACTTCTTTTCCGTTCGTTAAGACAACTGTGCGCTTCGTGGGCTTGAGGTTCGCTGCCTTCTTTAGCTCATCGATAAGGCTTAATGCCATAGTTACTTACTTAAGTTATTTAATTATATACATAAAAAAGCCTCCCGCAGGTATGGAAGGCTTGTGTTCCCGTATAACTTATCTTAGTTGCCTAATAGGTGAGTTGGCTGTCCAGATAGGCTAAATGTTAACGAACCGACAATGACATCCTCTGGGGATACATTCAAACTAAATCCCATAATTGAGATTGGTGCTTCAATGTAAAGGCTGTCACTCAAATCTGGTGAAGCTGTCGTACCAACAGTGTTGATAAATAGACGAACTGAGGCTCCATCCTGATTCTTCCTCATGCTATTACCGAGTAAACGGTTAGCGAGGTTGGTTTGATCGTCTGTGAACTGGACTTCCATTGATCCAGACCCCGAAGCAAACCCGGCTTGCATTGTTCTAAATGAAGCGAGTGAACCTGTGGTGTTAACTGTGCAGGGTAGAACAGTTGTGTCAATTTCCTCGCGAGATAAATCGAGAGTAAATGACTTGACCTGACAAACAGCAGCAAATTCCGCATAGTCAATCTTGATGTGATTAACAGCGGTATTAGATGAGTCAGCACTACCAGTACCGCCATCACCAGCGAGGGTAATAGCAGTTCCACCGGCTGATGCGGATACATCAATAGTTGTCGCAGCTTTAGCAACAACGTAATAAGTCGTTCCTGCTGTTAGGTTTGCGTCTATATGTCCAGTGCCTTGGGCAGTGAACTTAACAGGGTCGTTGACACGAAAATCGTGATCAGATGGAACCGTGATTGAGGTTCCAGCGGGAAAGTCAGTGTAGTCTTTCAGGCAAAATTCGGTAGACGCTGGTTGAAACCATACGCTTCCGTCAGTGCCTGTCAAAACTTGCGAAGAGCAAGAAACTGGCAAAAATCTAGCTCTCTAGGAGAGAGTCGAAACAACATCGGGGGCGTTGTTGTACTCGGGGGCTAGTACTTAACTGGATTCTAACTTAAGTGAGTTGCTTTGAAAGGACAGCTAATGCTTGCCATGTAATGAGGTCGATCTTCTAATGCCTCAAAATTAGGTCCGTTAATCACACCCACTGTTCCGTAACTGCCGGTTGATGGATGTGGGTTACAGGTATTTAGATTATTAAGTGCTGTCATGACTGACGTAATCATTTCCTGGGATCTAGCAGGACCAATGTTCTTGGGTGTGAAACATTCAACAATTACTACACCTCTAAGATTCTCCATACTCATCCCCAAAGTTAATTCAGTCGTACCTGTGAAATTAACTCGAACGAGAGCATATTCAGTTGTTGCGTCGTCGTCGGTATAAGTTTGGTTATCTCCGTAGCAAGAAACAGCAGGGGTTAACGCTCCCAATGCTGCGATGACTGGGGCTTCGTAGATTGCTCGGATGGATTGAAGAGTCATTAGTACTTCTTAAATACATTGGTCATTGCTTCGTCATATTTCTTTTGCATCCTTCCACCTTGGACATAACGAAGGTACCAGTCTTTTCTAGCTGTCTTATTTGGTGCATTTCCCATTTGTCTTCCTACCGGTGTGGGTAATAAATCCATCGCATAACCACGGTATCGAGTCATATTCCCAATGGTATAGCCTTCTAGATTTTCGTTGTTTGGAATAAAAGGTACTAGAGGTCTTACGTCATCTGGTTTACTTTGTGCTTGCCTTGATCTAATTGAGGAACGCATATTAGCAGGATACGTTGTGATAGTTCTCTGCCCCTTTTTGACTTCCCAAGATCTAGCGAAAATACCATCCCAATATGGTCCGTCTTCGATTAAGCCTTCAACAATATTTCCAGCCGCCTCCTCAAGACCCTCTTTTAAAGCTTCTCTGAAATCGGGGATGAGTTGTGAGATGGGCTTGGGCATTATTGTGGCCTCGCAAAGCAAGTGTAGAAAATAGGGTTGTCTCCTCGGGCTGTACTGACTCGGATGACGCTAGCTGTGACGTCTTTACCCTCTGCTTTATAAATGAACTTATCTGATGTCTTGATATAGGTCGTTCCTAGTTGAGCTGCATCAATGAGAATCTTCGCATCACTAATTTGTAGAACACCATCAACTTCGGTTGGAGAAACTTGGGTGATGATTGCTTTGACTGGAATGTTGGTCTCATTGGGGGATACAACACCAGTTGTTTGGTTATATGTTCCGGTTCCGCTAACTCGAACAAAGGTCATGGATTGACCCCACTTCGTTACTAAGGGGCCGGGGATAGAACCAAATACGTCGTCAATTTTGCTCATGATCGAACCGCTAACATGATGGACTGACTACCTACTTTTGCGTAACAACGGAGAAGATCTTTGAGCCACGGGAATAGAACAATGATTTTGGGGCCAGTGGAGACGTTCTTCGCTCCGTCGTATTCGTCATATTCAACTTCTAACTCTCCTAATCTTTCTTTGGATACATACGTACCTGTCGTCGTAGTCTCAGGACCGTCTATCATGACTGACTGGTTAGCATGTAGCTTGAGAGCTAATTCACAAGTTGCTTCTACTAGTTGGTTGGGGATCGTTGTGCAAACGGTGGCATCGCATGAACCGTTAGCTGCTACTTCTCGCGGCCATTGCAATGCCTGCGTATCTGTGCATTTTGTACCGAACCACTGAAGAGTCTCTAGGTTTCGCGTTGCTACCTGTAGAGCTAAATCTTTCTGGTCATCGCTTAAGACGTTCCAAGCTTCATTATTAAAAGAAGTAGCGAAATAGGTGTTTGCATCAGCTCTGGATACATAACTTGTGGTTGTTGGTAATGACATCAGAGTGGTACAGCGATGATTTCTAAACCTTTATATTGTGATTTTAAACGGCGACGTGTTTTACGTGCTTCATGAGCATTAACATCGACAATCGATGGATAATAGGTTGGTAAGACCTCCGTGGGAATACCGTCGCGGGGTAACAGATAAAAGCGAACCATTGAGATCACTTAGTTACCTTGCCTAACTTAACTCAGTCTAATGAGTAAATAAAAAGGAGAACTTTTTACAGTTCCCCTCTTTATATTTACTCCAAAAGCAATTAAGCCTTGTTAGTTGAGAATGGTGTGTTAACTGTAACTTTCACAGCATCAACCATCTTACGCTCGCTGTAAGCCAAAGCCCAGTTACCTGCTGTAGATAAGTTAGCGTTTGTTGGGTTGTCGGCACCGCTATACTTCGTACCGCCAAGGTGGAAACCATAGTGGTAGTCAAGTGAGATGACATCTTGCTTACTTAAGATGTTCCTGTCGCTTTCAATTTTTAGCTCTTGCTGAACACCTTCGTTCAATGCACCTGCACCGAGAATGTAGACAGGATACTGGTCAGAACCACCTGCGTTGAGTGTTGGAGCGCATAGGTCATCTTGAATGACGCGAAGGCCATTGAAGAATGCAACTTCGGTCTTGGTTTGACCGATTCCACCGCCACCCCACTGGATTGCTCCAGACGCAGCTAAAGCAGTAGATGAGAATTGCAATGAACCTGCTTGCTGTAGATACGCATATACATCGGAGTGCATTGCGATCACACTTAACTCACTAGATCT